TCACCAAGAGCTTTGTTGTAGTCCTTATATGTTGAGTTAAGAACTTCGGTGATCGCCTGCACGCGCTCGGTTTCTGTGCCGTTCTCAATAAGTTTTTTAGTTGTCTCGTCAAGAATAAATCCAGTCTTGGAAAGTGACGCGTAGTTTCCCTGAATAGCTTGCGCAAGGCCGTTTGTGAGTGCCTTGGCATCCTCTTTTGTGGCGTTCGCACCTTTCTCTGCAGCAAGATAATCAAGCAGCGCCGGAGTCAATGTTTTAATTGCGTCGGTGCTTAAGTCGTAAGTTGCGAGCTGCGCTTGTGCGGCAATGGTGACGTCCTTGCTGATAACGCCAATTTGCTCAAGAGCGTTTGCCTGCTCAATCAGGCTTTGGATTTGTTCGTCGGTTGCGTTTCGTGAAGTACGCAAAACTTGAGCCAGCTTTGTCTGCTGCTCAAGTTGTTCTGATGCTGACTTCACAGCAGCAGCACCAAAATCAATGACCTGCTTTATTGCAAAGCCGGCAAAGAACGCCTTAAAAGCCGTAGCAGCACCAGCGAGTTTTTTATTGACTCCCTCTGACGCATCGCTCGTCTTTTCCATTGCGCTTTTTAGATTGTTGATTTCGGTTTCGGCCTTTTTCAATTCCGTTTTCAGGTTGTCCATGTCCCCGGATATTTTATAGACCAGCTCCCCGACTGTTACTTTGTCGCTCATGTTTTCTTTTTCTTATTTAAGTCAGCAATGCTCTTAAACATTTGCTTGCGAAGCAAGGCAACTGTGTCCACGACCTCGGACGGATTGCTTCTTGACTTAATTTTATCATAGCTGCCCTTTTTAATCTCGCCTTTTTGTTCTTTGAGGAACAAAAGCTCAAGGTAATAAGCATGCAGCTCGTCAATATACAATTTGCGCAGCTCATAAAGCGAAAAGCCGCAAGTCACCATGAAAGTGACCATGCGGCGTAATTCGCGTAGCTCTTTCGCGGAGTTTAACTTAACTTTTTTTTTTGACTCTGCCTTTTGAGCAGCAGTCTCGTCTCGTAACTCCTTAAAAGCTGTGTGTCTGTACTTTCGGAAAAATCCGACAATCTCTAGTGCCTCGTTGTGGGTGATCACTTTCTGCAGTTGTTCTGCAGTGATGTCCGGCTGATAATGGCCGAACATGACCTCAAGTTGGGCGAAAATCAAGGCAGTGTGGCGCTCGCGCTGTGCCTTGCCGTCGCCAACAACTTCTTGTTGTTCTAACGCCTCAATCTCTTCGTGCAGCTCTAAAACACGCTCAACTTCTTCAACAGTGTACTCGTTTGGCAACTTGTACTCTGAGCCGTCACCTAGCTTAACAGTTGAGTATTTGCGTGCTGCATAAAGGTCAAGGTGTGCCCGCATAGGTTTCAAAAACCTTAAGCGTTCTGCTCGTCAACCCACTCAACCAGTTTGCCTTGGAAGTCAACCGGAAGAATAGCAACGTCGTCCTCTTCGTCGCCAGCGAAGTCAACAGAGATCGGAGCAAAGTTTGTGCCGTCCTCAATATCAATGCGGAACTCTTTGCCGTTTTCGTCCTCATTGATAAGACGCATGCACTTAAGTGTCTTTGTCCCGGACTCGTTAAAGGTGATCGTCTTTGATGCGTTCGGTGTGTAGTCATACTGCACAGTAAGGTTTTGGTTGGCTGTGGTGACGCCTGACCCTGTGTTGTGCACTATGATGCCGTACTTGCCGTTTACTTCAACGACATGGTAGTCAACGTCAACAGTCAAAAGGCCGTCGGTTGCACCAGTCACAGAGTCAACGTTTACGGCTGACCCGTCGCCGTTTTGGTGGGCGATTTCAATAAACTGCTCAAAGCCCCACTCACCTGCAACAGCCAACTGCGTCGCGTTGTTCACGATTGTGCCGGCTTGGGTAGTGAGATTGATAATTCCGTCGTCAAGCTGTTTGATGTTGTCAAAGTTTACTTCGGCAAGATCAAAAGTGACCTGCACGCGAGTACCCTTAACGAACTTGCGAAGCGGATCAGTGTTGTCAAACTCAATGCTTTGGTTTTCAGCAAGAGCGTTGAACACTGGATTGCGGAGCGCTCCAATGTCTACAAGACTATTGAAAGCGTCCCCGATAAGGACGCGGACAGAACCCTTGCGGATTGCTGCAGCTTCCTGAATGGTAGTTTGTCTACTCATAGGTTTGTTAATTACTTAATGGTTAATAATTTTTTTACCGCTCGTCTATGGCACTAGATTTGCGATTGTTTGTACAGATTACGACATATCTGTAATTTTATTATATCACATACGCTTGTTTTTTAGTACATGCGGATGCGGAAAGTCCCCTTGCTTGTGGCCAACAAACGCTTGGCCTCACTCTTGGAAACTTGCACGACTTCGCCGGCCGCTAAAGTCTTGCCATTGTGCTGCGTTTCTTTCGTTGCTTCAAGCTCAATTTTTTGATCCTTGGAAGCATTGAAGCCGGTATTGATTTGGCGGTTTAGTGTCATATGGCTTTTATCTTAACTTAAAATAATACGTTGCCTCGCGCTGGTATAGTGTGTCGTCATAATTGAAACCCAAGTCTGTCTCTGATTTTCTGATTGAATAAACGACGTCCTGACCACCGCTGCTTTGGTTGTTGTCGTCATTGAAAAGGTCGGAAAGAGCCTTTGCAACGGCCGCGGCATCACTGTGCTTTTTTGCAAAAATGTTGAACTGGATATTGACCGAGTTGACTGCTGGAAAAGCGTCAAAGGTCGTGAGCAACGTAAAAGTCACGCCCCTGTCAAAATCAATACCTCGCGGCACAACTGTCGGGTAAACGTGATACTTGCCGCCGCCTGCAGTAAGCAATGCCTGCAGTGTGGCGTCCCCGGTTATTTTATTAAAAACGTATTGCTCAATCATATCTTCATTATACAATTATTTTGCTTTTGCGTCAGGTGGGTTTTTCAGGTTTCGCGCCTCTTCCGCAAAAATGTCAGTGATCCTTTTTTCAGAGTCGGCTACACCTCTGCGAAACATTGCTCTCGGTGCAATATACTTTGTGCCGTATTCCTGATAAATCGCGTAGTTGATTTCTTTGCCACCCTCAACAGCTTCGTTGTAAGCCTCACCACTGAACGCGTCAATCATGCGGCTGCGGATTGATCGCTTCAAGTGACCCTCTTTGACAGGCGTGCGCACTTTTATGTTGCGCTCCATTACGGCGATTGATTTTTCAACGGCCTTTGTGACAAAATTGCCGACACTTTCCTCAAGCTGATTTGTGCCATTGAAAAAGTTTACAACTGCTTTAAGGCTCATGTGTTTATTTTGTATCAACCGCGCGGGCAACAACTTCCAAATGATGCAATGCTGCACTGTCGTACAGCTTTTTTACTTTGATCACGTCATAATTCTTGGCGTCAATCACAATGCGATTGCCCCGGCTGATTACGGCGTCAGCATTGAAAAAGAAAACGTCGTCGTCTGTGTTTACTCGCAGCTCTGTGTCAGATATAGCAAGGCTTCCGTCAAAATCGTGGCGGCATGGTACTAACGTGGCAACGTTTGCCCATGACTCAACTTGCTCATACCCGGACGTGTTCAACGTCTTGGCTTGGATTGTGCAAGTGTGTATCAATAATGCTGAAAATGAGGGCATAGCTTTTTACAGAGCGATGCGGCGGTAACTGGACAATATCTTTTTCGCAGTTTCAAAGTCAGTCTTTTGGCTCGCTTCGCGGTACGTTACTGAATAATTGCCGATCGTTTCAGTTGTCCCGACCTTTCCCTGCGCGTTGCGAGCGTTATAAATGCCCGCCACAAGCACAGTGACAGCCTGTTGAACGTCCGGCAGCAATGTCTTGCTCATTGCTTGTATCGCTGTGACAGCGACGTTTTGACGGCCGCGGGTAAAGCGTCGGCCGTTTTCCAGCACAATGCGGCTGGTATATGCCTTGCCTTGTGGGTATTCCAATACCTCAACAGCAACGCCGTCAACAGTCACAGTCTCAATATCAACGGAGTCTTTTATAACGATCAAATCACTGCCGTCGCCGTCATAGTTTAGTGTGACTTTTGCATCGTCAAAAAGCACCCGGTTAGCAAGGTTGTCCGCATAGCGGCTCATTGCCAAAATCCACGCAGCCATTTGCGTGTCTAAAGAACTTGAGATTGTAACCCCCAAGTAATTCTCAACTGCTGCTTTTGTTGTGTATGGTTTGTTGCTCATAATTTTCCTTGAGTGAGCAGACCAACAGAGGAATTGCTGATCTGCTCTACAAAGAGATTATAACACTCTTTGACTGCTATTTCTTGCCTTTGCCTGACTTCTTTGCAGAGCTTGAAGTCTTGCCGGCTTTTTTAGCAGCGCCTTTTGCAGTTTTTGCTGCAGCAGACTTTGCGGGAGCGGCAGAGGTTGAGCT